CTGGATATACAGCTTACGCTAGCGACGGACAGATAGTATATGGCTATCATGCTTACACAGGTGACGGGTATCTAACAGGTGGAAATCCCAATGGTGGTATTGTGTTGCAAAACACAGACCAGTTGCCAGAAGGTGTGACAAATTATTATTTCAGCAAAGCACATTTCATTGATAGGATGCAAAATATTGATTTTGTATCTTACCCTGCTACAACCAACACTTATGATTTTGGTACAACTGCAAAGCGTTGGAGAGATCTTTGGGTTAACAGAAATATTAAACTAGGCGGAATCACGCTAACAGATAATGCAGGTTATCTTGGATATACAGTTACCAATGCCTCAGGAAAATTAATCAAGTCATCAGATATAGACGAAGCAGTTACGGCATTGTTCTTTACCACAGCCAGGGCAAGACAATCTGTTTCTGCTGGATCTGGTATAAACTATAATTCTACATCGGGTGTAATTTCAAACACTGGCATATTATCAGTTGCAACATCTAATACAAGCAGACTAACGGTATCAACAGGATCAGGAACAGCTACACTTGATTTAGCAACAACCGGGGTAACTGCTGGTACCTATCGTTCGTTGACAGTAGATGTGTATGGTAGAATAACAACAGGTACCAATCCAACAACCATATCTGGTTATGCAATTACAGATGCTTATACTAAAACAGAAGTAGACAACAGCCTAGCATTGAAATTAAATCTGACTGGTGGCACTATGTCAGGTGCTATCGCAATGGGTACCAATAAGATAACTGGACTAGGTGACCCAACATTAGCACAAGACGCCGCTACTAAAAATTATACAGACACTAAGTTAAGCCTATCAGGTGGCACTATGTCAGGTGCTATCGCAATGGGCACCAATAAGATAACTGGACTAGGTGACCCAACCTTAGCACAAGATGCCTCTACTAAAAAATATACCGACGATGGTCTTGGACTTAAACTAAACCTATCTGGTGGCACTATGTCAGGTGCTATCGCCATGGGTACCAATAAGATAACTGGACTAGGCACCCCTAGCAATGATACAGACGCTGCCAATAAAAGTTATGTTGATGGAGTTGTGCAAGGACTTGACATTAAACCTTCTGTAAAGGCGGCAACTACAGGACCAATCACTTTATCGGGTGCGCAGACTATAGATGATATTTCAGTAGTAGCTAACGATAAAGTATTGGTTAAAAATCAGTCCAATCCAGCACAAAATGGACTTTATAATGTTCAATCTGGATTGTGGTCTAGAACAGCAGATACAGGTGTATGGGATAATTTAGTTTCAGCTTTTGTGTTTGTTGAGCAAGGAACAGCTAACGGAGATAACGGATTTGTTTGTACAGTAAATCCAGGCGGCACCTTGGAAACAACAGCGATAACATGGGTACAGTTTTCAGGTGCTGGGCAAATTACTGCTGGTGCAGGTATGTCTAAAACAGGCAATACGATTGACGTAGGTACCGCCTCTAGCACCAGGATTGTTGTTAATACAGATAATATTGATTTAGCTACAACTGGTGTCAGTGCAGGAACATATAACAGTCTAGCAGTAGATATATATGGCCGTGTTACATCTGGATCATCAATTGCATATCTTACAGCTAACCAAAGTATTTCTCTAACAGGAGACATAACAGGATCAGGTACAACATCAATTGCAACAACATTAGCAAATACATCAGTTACAGCAGCCTCATATGGATCATCTAGCAAAACTTTAACCATAACTGTTGATTCCAAGGGCAGGCTAACAGCAGCCTCGGCCTCAGATATATCTATTACTGCTAGCCAAGTTTCAGATTTTTCAACTTCTGTTAGAGGATTATTAAGTGGGTCGTCTGGAGTCTCCTATAATAGCAGTACTGGTGCATTTACGTTAGACAACTCGGCAGTAAGAGGTCTCTTTAGCCAAGGAACCGGTATCAGTTATAATAGTTCAACTGGTGCAATAGCGGTTGATTCTACCGTTATTACAAGTGCTAACAGCATAGACAAATTATCTGACGTTAATACAACATCTGTTGTTCCGGTTGCAAACAACATACTTTATTGGAATGGCACATACTGGCGCCCGGGCAATCAACCATTTCCAACTTCAGCATTGGGAAATATTACAGGACCTATAATATTTGATGCAAGTTCTGCTTCTCATTTTAGCGCAACACTAACTGGTACAGTCACGGCATATTTCACTGCTGATACAACTACACCTGTCAATGTGATCATGATGGAATTGACTAACCCAGGTGCATACAGTATTACTTGGCCAACAAGTGTAAAATGGCCAGGAGGATCTCCTCCGACATTTACAGTAAGTGGTGTTGACTTATTAGTATTCATTTCTAGGGATGGTGGTACAACATGGCGCGGCACAATAATTCAGCAGGACAGTAGATGACCAGGCCGGCTGTACTAGCAATAATTGCTGAGCAATCTAACTACGTGCCACCGGTATACAAGGCGCTGAGTTATGAGCGCACAACTGCAAATCAGTCAGCAGCCACAGACGCTCGAATCATTAGATATCGTCCCAGATTTGATTCATCTGATAATCAGTACCTGGCAATAGGAGACGGGTATACTTCTACCTATCTTACCAGATGGGTAAAATTAGATTCATCTGGGAGTATAGTTTGGTCAAGATATAATACAACAGGTCAGGGCGCTATAGAAAAACCTTGGACGATAGTCAGCGTATTTCCAGACAGTACTGCTAGTTACTACTACATTGTTGCCGTTAGTAATCTTTCTAATGCCCTTGGCTACAACTATCTGATCGTTTCAAAATTTGATATGTCGTCTCATGCACTACAGTGGCAGTATAGATATGAGAACTTGCTAATCAGAGGAGCAACAATGGGACGATCCTCTCCTTTTGCTGTATACGATTCAGCTGACAATTCAATATATGTAGCATGCGATATACAAGCAAGTGGTACATCTACTAGCTATATGGGATTGACCAAAATCAACGGATCAACTGGAGCAGTTGTAATAAGCAAAACATCAGGCAACGGCGACGCTACTAATTATGGAAATCAAAACCCTATTTTAGCATTAGAGCAGTTTGGAAATTATCTATATGTTGGAACATATATAGGCAATCAGCTTTCTGTTACTAAATTTTCTAAGACTGATTTTTCTCGGGTCTGGGGAAAAGTAACCTCTGGATTTGGTACATTTAACACTAGCACCTCTGGACCAGCAATGCATGTGGATTACAATGGTACAGTATTCATTGCTGCCAATCGTGCAACTGTTTCCCAAACATTGATAGTACGTGTTCCAGCAAGCGGCGCCAGGATGGATTATCTTTCAGTTGATCGTCCTACCTATGCTGGCTCAGTAACAACTGCAACATCTACTAATTTAGGACTAAGTGCTGAATCTATTGTAGTAGATAATGACAGTAATATCTATATCACCTACGGTTCGAGATCATTATCAGGCTACACTAGTTCAGATACACGATGCATCATTGGTAAGATAAATTGGGGAGATGCAGATTGGCGCTGGCTCAAGGCAATAGATGTTATACGACAAGATACAGGTGCAGTCATTGGTATCAGTGATGGCTGGGCTATTGGTATAAACAAGAATATCATTTATGTAAATGCTGTGTGCGATGTAGTTGATCCAGGATTGACTAGCGTAGATAACAACGGACAATGGCAAACGCTACAACTTAAATTTGATAAAGATGGAAAACTTCTAACCAATGGTAGTTATGTAGGCACCTTTGTTGGTAATCGCCGTGCCATAAAAATAGTAGATATAACACGAACAACTATGGTTGCAACAAACTATGTTGGAACCAACAGCACACATTTTGCAACAATGGTAGATACTAGCGCCTCGGCTGTGTCTATCTCAACAACTGTGACGGCTGAATCAACTGATTACGTTAATAAGTACAACTAACATGATATATGCGCTTGTAAAAAATAGAGAAATTTTAGAAGGTCCACGAACCCTGCCAGAAAATTGGGAAAATGTTTCGCGGCTTGATCTTTTACCCAATGAATCATTGGCAGAGATAGGATGGTATCCTGTAGTAACTGATAGCATTCCTCTGTACAACAAAGCAACGCAATATCTAGTCACACATTATGTGATAGAAGAATCTCAAGTACGAGAATCTTTTGAAATTGTAAACTATACTTCAGAGGAAATACAGGAATCAATTGACACAGCATGGGTACAATTACGCACAGAAAGAGATAGATTTTTAACTGAGTCTGACTGGGTAGAATTACCGTCAGTAAGGAAAAATCGTTCAGAAGAATGGGCTACAGAGTGGGATCAATATCGTCAAGCACTACGCGATATCACAGACAATGCAAGCATAACCTCAGTAATTTGGCCCAAAAAACCTATTTCAAAATGATCCAAACCCATCGCTGTCCTATTGATAAATAACTTATCATGAGCTTGACACGTGTTCCACGGCGCATGCTGGATGTAGATATTGCTGATCAGCAGTATGTACTAGACCAGATAGCCGCATTAACAACAGATTCCATTAGCGAGGGAACGCTCCACCGCTATTATACCAACGACCGTGCAAGAAACGCAATAAACGTATCAGGCGGATTACTGTCGTACAACGTAACAACAGGAATCATTGATCTACTAGAATCAGACATAACAGAAGTAGCCCGCTTGGCTCTCACTGTTACAGGAGATTTAGAATACAATCCAACAACTGGTGTGTTGAACTATGTAGGACAGCACATCACAAACGAACAAATACAAGATGTTATTGCACCATTGTTTACCGGCGGCACACATCAGTATATTGATGTGGTGTACGATGATGCGTCAAATCATATCAACTTAGCAGTCAATATTCCTAGCACTGATGTCATACCAGAAGGTGCTACCAACAAATACTTTCATATCAGTGCCGCTCGAGCAGCTATCAGTGCCGGTGCTGGCGCATACTATGACGAGCTAAATGGAGTTATCAGTGTAAATCCATTTTTTGCTGGAATCGCAGTACCTGGTAGAACAACAGTTGTAGCAGATGTCACCGGAGACACTTTAACGATTGCACCGGTAGCAAATTCAGGTTTGGTAATCAATACTATACCACAAACAAATACAGTTACTTTGGGTGTAAATCCTTTCTTCTCAACTGTTGATGTGACTGGACAAAGCCCGATCACAGCTGATGTAGTAAGCGATACATTTACTATCACAAAAGCAGTAAATTCTGGTTTGAATTTGACTACCAGCGGAAACACGCTGACCATTGGTGTGCTTCCTTTCTTTGATAAAGTAGCTGTTACTGGTCGGACTTCAGTGACAGCAGATGCAACCAGCGATACGCTGACCATTGAGCCAGCGACTGATTCAGGCATGGTAATTGATACAGTACCAGCATCAAACAAAATAACTTTCAAAGTAAATCCTTACTTTGCAACGATTGAGGTACCAGGCAAAACATCAGTGACAGCTGACGTTACTAGCGACACTTTCAAACTTGTAGCAGGTGCAAATATAACACTAAACACGATTCCAGCACAGAATGCAATCACAATTTCCGCAACCGGCGGAGGCGGTGGAGGATCAGCAGACCCTCTAGAAATGTTGTCAACAGCAATGATTTACGGATAACGATATGGCCCTAACAGAACTCAAAAACACGATAAGTCCAGGCTGCGGAACAACCGAAACTGTCCTGCTGGAAACAGACGTGACTAAATATGCAGTAATACTAAGTTTCAATGTGGCAAATGTTACCGATGAGGTTATACAAGTGAATGCAAGAATCCTAGATTTGGACTCATCTGCATCAGTTTGGTTGTTCAAAAATATTGAAATTTTACCTGGATGTTCGTTGGTAGTTTGTGGTGGCGATCAAAAGTTTAATATGTACTACAGACAGCAGTTACTGATAACATCATCATTGGATAGTAGCGCAGACGTGCTACTAAGTTATAGTGAGATTATACCATGACCACATACATTGGCGGTAGCCCAGAAAACGATTCCGTTAAGAAGAATAGATTTTTCTATGGTCTAAGACGTGCTGATGACGGAACACTCTATCTTGGAAGATTTGATAGTCAGAGCGGTGCAGATACCCTGATAATCAACACTCCGGGCGGTGATGATGGAAATTACACTGATTTTGAATTTGGGGTAGATTTTGTTGAGGGTAGAGACCCTGAAACGCACGAGCTGATTTACCAAAATCTTAACTATGAGCAATTCAGGTGGGACGATAAGATTTTGTCCTATTACATAAATGATGATGGTGAATTGGTTCTAAAGTTCGGGAACCGTACCTATTCAGAAGACGTTTGATAAATAGATCAAGGCGAGGATAATCATATGGCAGAATTTAAGCTAGGGCGATTGAAGTTTGTTTGGAAGGGCGAGTGGATCGGCTCTTCTGGAGGCTCAATTACAGTCACAAACGACGGCTCATCTAACTACGTAATTTTAGGCGGAAACGATCCAACTGTGGATCTGACTCGTGGAGCCACCTATAACTTTTCAATCAATGCACCAGGGCATCCTTTCTGGATCAAAACAGCGAACAGCACTGGTACAGGAGATGCGCAAGTTGATGGCGTAAGCGGAAACGGTACCGACAGCGGTATCATCCAGTTTACTGTTCCTGAAGATGCACCAGATACGCTGTATTATAACTGCCAATACCATGCCATGATGGCGGGTGAATTCAATATCATCAATACTGCAACATCATATGGTGGCGGTATTGGTCATCCATATGTAAAGGATGACGTTGTTAATCATGCTGGTTCTGCTTACATTTGCGTAACTGCACACTCAAGTTCAAACTCATTTGCGGCTGACCTCGCTGCCGGCAAATGGGAACTGATGGCTGCAAAAGGACAGGACGCAGACTTAACGATTCCAACAACAACCTACGGTGACTTGGTTGTTTACGGTGCAGAAGGTAACGAACGTCTGCCAGTCGGTCCAGATGGCCATGCACTGGTTATAGTTGATGGATTCCCTACATGGGAACCATTGGTTACTGCACAAAACGTATACTATGTCAGTCTTGACGGTAGTGACGAAAACAACGGTACCAACTTAACACAAGCATTCCGCACTATCAAATATGCTTGTTCACAAGTAGAAGGGCCAGCTGTTATCCACGTACAAACTGGTACCTATACTGAAATCCTTCCAATTGATGTTCCTTACAATGTAACAGTACAAGGTGACGGCCAGCGTGTTACTAAAGTTCAACCAATAGTAATCAGCAACCCAGGCGCAGACGTTGCACCAGTCACAGGTACATCAACTACAATTATTATTTCCGACGATCTAACTGAAACAGGTACGACTGGCTCATATTGGGCAGTTGGATCACGTGCTACTGTGTCAGGTATTACCGGTACTTGTACAATCACCGATGTAGAAACGGATACTCCAGGTACAGGACAAACACGTATCACTGTATCTTTTGCTTCACAAACTGTAGCCGCCACAGCAGGAACTATTGCTGTAGACTATTCAGGTGCAACAGTCAGTGGCGACACTATGTGGCGTCTAGGCGATGCTACCATGTTGAATCGCATGTTCTTCTCCGGCATGAGTGGATTTGAAGCTGATATTGGTGACCCAGAAGACCCAAGCGGCGCGACAGTTGGTGGTGTGTTCGTAGGATTCAATCCAAGCAGTCCAATTTCAACAAAATCACCATACGTTTTAGAGTGCGCGGCATTTGGTATCAACGGTGGTGTTGGTGCGATCGTTGATGGTACTGTACATACTAGCGGTTTGAAGTCAATGGTTTTCCATGCCTTTACCTGCGTTAACGACGGCGGTATTGGTTTCTGGGTAAACGATGATGGTAAAGCTGAAATTGTTTCTTGCTTTACATACTACTGCCATATTGGTTACGTGACCACAGCTGGTGGTAAGATACGTTCGTTGAACGGTAACAACTCATATGGTACATATGGTGCGGTATCTAAAGGATATCTTGACAGCGAAACAACACTGAACGGTACGCTGTACGGTGCTCAGTTAGAATACTCTGAGATCACGCTAGAAGGCGAGTTTGTTGCCAACGAAACTGTTACTGGTGGAACCAGCGGAGCAGTTGGTACTATCGTTAACGTACAAACTTCAGTTAACAAGATTTATTACCACTCAACTAGCGGTACATTCCAAGCAGGAGAAACCATCACAGGTGGAACCAGCGGAGCAACTGCAACTATCGCAACAGGCGGTGTGAGTGGACAAAAAGGATTCATCCTGGTTGTAACAGGATTGAGTGCTGAACCTAAACCAGGTGGTTCTATCGAATTCACATCTGGTGATACAGGAACTTATGTTATCCAAAGCGCAACAAACTGGGTAAACAGTTCAAGTAAAGTTATACTTGTTTTGGCTAACGAAAAAGTTGTTGCAAGCAATCCGGGTGTTGGCACCAAGATCCGTTATGCATACAGCCAGTGCCGACTAACAGGTCACGACTTCTTGAGCATTGGTACAGGTACCAGATCTACAACAAACTATCCTGGATTGCCATTGCAGGCATCAAGCCAAGGTAACGAAGTTATTGAAACATACCCAGGTCGTGTGTTCTATGTGTCAACTGACCAAGACGGTAACTTCCGAGTTGGTGAATACTTCAAGATCGACCAGGCAACTGGTCGTGCAACACTGAACGCTAGTGCGTTCGACTTGAGTGGTTTGACCAGCTTGCGACTTGGTAGTATCGGTGCACAGCTTGGTGAAGCGATTAACGAATTCTCAGCAGACGCAACATTAAGTGGTAACAGTAATCTTGCTGTTCCTACTGAATATGCTGTGAAGAATTATTTCCCACAGATCACATCAGATGTGACTCCGGGCGAAGATGCTACGTACAATCTAGGTAGCAGTTCTTATCGTTGGCAGGATATACATGCTGATCGTGCGTTCTTATCAAACGAAAAAGCATTGTTTGTTGGTCCAGATGCAGAAACATTGACAAATGATACTGCTGGTTATACTGGATTCACAGATACCACAGCAATTTTTACAGCTGATAACGACGCATTCGTACAGTTAGCTCTTAAGAATCAAAATTCAGGCGAATCGGCCAGTACCGACCTTATTGCCTATATGGACATTGGTGATAACAACTCTGGTTGGATTGATCTAGGTATTACATCCAGCAAGTTTGCCGATATAGCATATGGTGTAACTGGTCCAGGCGACGGCTACCTATTCATGAGTGCACCAGAAGGTACTACCATCACAGGTGGTACATTAAGCAGTGGTGCAAGCACAATCACAGTAAGCTCAACACATAACTTCCCAACTGCTGGCACATTGTATATTGATGGAGAGCAAGTTACATATTCAGGAAAAACAGCCACGACATTTACAGGTTGCACACGCGGTGCAAACAGCACAGCGGCAGCTAGCCATGCTAATGGTACAACTGTAACTATTGTTTCCAATGGTAACTTGTACATAAGCACCAGCGGCAACGGTCAGCAAAACGACATCGTATTCACAACCGGCGGATTCACAACCGGCAACGAAAAGATGCGTTTAGTTGGTGCCGAGCACGATGGACTTGTTCCAGGCTTGCTAGTTGAAGGCATCATACATGCCGTCGGTGATGCTATCTATCAAGGTGCTGATGCACGTGCATTGACACAGGATGTTACGGTATCTACCACACTGGCTACTTCAATCAACAGCATCGATACAAGCATCGTATTGACAGATGCCAGCTCGTTCCCAAGCCACGGTATCATTACCATCGGTAGTGAGAACATCCAATACATCAGTAAAGCTGGAAATACATTGACTGCCACTGGTGGTCGCGCCTATGATGGTACAACAGCCGCTAGCCATACCAGTGGCGTAACAGTCGTATGTACTACGTTATTTGGATTAACTGGTGCAACTGGTGTGTTCACTGGTTCTTCAAACGAGTTCGTACAATTTGCTGTCAAGAACTTGAGCAGTGGTTCAAGCGCATCTACAGACTTTATTGCTTACTCATCTGACGGCGATAACGAAAGTGGTTGGATTGACTTGGGTGTTACATCTGCCAACTACGCAGACCCTAACTTCACTGTTACAGGCCCAGGTACTGGGTACTTGTTCTTCTCTGCACCAATTGATACAGCAGGTACAGGTGACTTGTTAGTTGGTACAGATTCAAATGGTTCACACAACGACATTGCGTTCTTTACAAACGGCTTTGATGCTGGTAACGAACGTATGCGTATTATTGGTCAGAATAGAGTAGGCGCACCTGCTGGTGTTGAAATCTACATCCCAACAGAATCTACATCAACTAGCACAGGCGCATTGCGTGTACAAGGCGGTGTTGGTATCGTTGGTAACTTGAACGTTGGTGGTAACGTAGCGATCACAGGAACGATTACTGTAGGCGGTACAGGTTCAAGTGTTAGCACACAGTCATTGAGTGTTAGCGATCCGATGATCCGTATGGGTAAAGGCAACGTAGGTGACACAGTTGACTTAGGCTTCTTTGGTGAAACAACCACAGCAAGCTCGACTGTTGTTACAGTAGTTGGTATATCCGATACAACGATTACTATCGCATCAGCAACAAGTTTTGCCGCATCTGGTCGCGTGTTGCTTGAAGACGAACAGATCACCTATACCAGCATCACAGCGGCAGCAACAACTACACTAAACGGCGCTATCAACAATAGCACCACAAGCATTGCATTGACATCGGCAGCATCTTTCCCAACTGCCGGCACGATATTGATTGAATCTGAACAGATCACTTACACCGGCAAGTCAACAAACACATTGACTGGATGTACACGTGGTGCTAACGGAACCACAGCGGCCAGCCATAACAGTGGCGTAACAGTCACATCTTACGCACAGTTGGCTGGATGTACACGTGGCGCAAGCAGTTCAACTGCGGCAACACACGCAATCTCTACGCCAGTAAGACAGTCAATATTTACTGGTTTGGTAAGAGATCACAACGATGCAACCTTCAAGTTGTTCAAGACACTACAAGGTGCAATACCAACAAGCACAGTTAACTTTGCTACCGGTGTAGGCATTGACTATGCACCGTTCAAAGCAAGCACATTGGTATTAACAGGCACTGATGTTTCAACAAACTATCAGTCAGGTGCATTGCAAGTAGCAGGCGGTGTTGGTATTGGTGGTGCAGTATATGCTAACAGTTCACTATCAGTTGCAGGTACATTGAATGCTAACGGATCAGGTGGTATCGTAACTAACCAAACATCGTTCCCGTTAGTCAACACCACGGCAACTACTGTTAACTTCGCAGGTGCGGCAACTACATTGACTGTTGGTGCAAGCACTGGTACAGCCACAATCAACAACGCAACAGTGACATTGGCCAACGCCACTACACTGAACGTAAACGGTACAAGCCCAACTATTGCATCAACTTCAACTGGTACATTGACATTGTTCAATACCAGCTTGTTGACAGTTAATGCTTTTGGTGCCGCTACATCGTTGAACTTGGGTGCTACAAGTGGTACAACCACAGTACGTAACGATCTTGTGGTAAACGGTAACATGCAAGTAAATGGCTTGATTTCATATCAAGACGCAACCAACGTTCGTGTATCTGACAAGAACATGGAATTGGCTTACGTTACTGCGGTAACTGGTATCACTGGTACGATCAGCGGAACATCAACATCAACAACCATCACTGGACTAAGCTCAGTAAACGGTTTGATCCCAGGCATGGTATTGACAAGAACTTCAGGTGCAGGTGTGTTTGGTGGTACATGTACCATCGCAAGTATTGACAGCCTTACACAGATCAGTATCACAACAACAGCAAGCAATACTGCTGGTTCTGTGACATTCAACGCAGGCGGCGCTACTGACGTCACAGCAGACGGCGGCGGTATAACTGTCAAGGGCGCAACTGACAAGACTTGGCAGTATACAAACGCAACAACATCTTGGAACAGCAGTGAACATATCAACTTAGCCAGCGGCAAGGCATACTACATCAACGGCACAAGTGTGTTGAGTGGTACTGCACTTGGTTCAGGTGTTACAAGTTCTAGCTTGACCAGCGTTGGTACATTGACATCGTTGGCAGTTGGTGGTACAACTACATTGCAACAGATCACTGAAGTAATGAATAGAAAGACCGGCGCAACTGGTACAGTAGCACATGATTACTCAACAGGTGATGTGTTCTATCACAGCAGTATTTCAGCTAACTTTACTGCCAACTTTACCAACATACCAACAACGTCAGACAGAGTAATCACACTGACATTGATACTGTCACAAGGTGCTACACCATACATACCAAGCGCATTCCAACGTGATGGTAACGCAATATCTATCAACTGGGCAGGTGGTACAACACCTACTGGTAGGGCAAGCAAGACAGATATCGTTACATTCTTGTTGGTCAATGCTAACGGAACTTTCACAGTATATGGACAATTGAGCTCGTTTGGTTAATAGTCAAGGAGACATTTGATGCCATTTTTTGGAAGTGTAGGCGGAAACTTTGAAGCAAAAGGGATTGGGGGATACCACTCAGGTGTTACCCCACTAGACAATGCTGGTGTAACAACCAGCATTGGTAGTCATTTTGCAACTCCTGTGAGCAATATGCAACTGTATATTGGCTCTGCTACAGGTCTGGTTACGCCATCTAACGCAGCTCTTTGGCAAACCTATGTCAGTTTGCCAGCCTATCTATCTGGACCAGGTAAACTAACTTCGCTTTCAGTCAACGAAACTGACACAGCTACATTTACATTGACACGCCCATGTCGTGCGTACATGCTGAGATCAACAGCATGGAACGCAGTAGATATTACCGGCTGGACATTAAACGAATCCAACACATCATATATCTCAGGTTATGGTGCAACGATCAACGTGTACTATAAAGATTTTGCTGTAGGAACATATACCTATGACAACAACTCTGCCATGTACATATTTGACTTTACGTTGAATGGTGGCGGATTGACATCTTCAACCGTTGTGTCGGCTCCTAGTGGATCAAATGTTGCCTTTCACATAAACAGCGCAACTGGGTCATCAACGATTAATGCAGGACGTTCTGCATATGATCCATTCCAGATGGGTAACTTAACATATTCTATATCATCAGGCGCATTGCCTACCGGATTTTCACTTGATACATCTACTGGTGCTGTAACAGGTACATACACACCTGCTGGTATCAATACCGACGGTACCGCATATACTTTTACTATACGTGCTACCGATGCCAGCAGAGGAACTGCACAGTACAGCGAAAGAACATATACGTTTACACAAACAGTTCCTTTCTTGTATCGCCAGATCATCACACGTAACTACATGGTAGGTGGATATCAGAACGGCAGTTTGTGGTCAAACGCCAATCGAGTACTGCACTCCAATGACACATCAACTAACCTAGGCGATGGATGTGTTGACAACTATCACTACAAGTCAGGCGGTTGTAGTGATAACGTAGGTTACATCTTTAACAACTCTGCTGCAACCAAATTCAATCTAAGAACTGAGGCTAAAATGACCACCCTCAGCGGAGGAGCAGCCGCAAATAACAGTGGATCGGCAACCAATGCAGACCGCACAAAGATATACACAGCAGGCGAAGGCGTAGGTTACATGCAGAGATTCACAATCTCAAACGAAACTTTTGCCAACATAGGTGGTGCTTCCTGGTCCGGCCACGGATGTGCCATACAGGGCGAATTGATTGGTGTTTGGTGGTCAACTGACACTAGCACAGCCAAAGTGATATTTTCCAACGAAACAGTTTCATCTGCAGATGTACGCATCGGACAGCACGGTCAGCAAAAAGGGCTCAGCGGTAAGATTGGTTATGGCTACGGCGGCGCCCAAGGTGACTATGCAGGCGGATATACGTTTAACAAAGCAAACTTTGCCAACTCAACTACTGTGAGTAGTGCAGGTACAGCTACCAAACCTTGTAGTAACTCAGGTGAAGAGAACTACGGTATAGGTCAAACCAAAGGCTATCTAGTTGGGCTATACGATGGCGCACAGAATAATCGTGCAGGCACGTTGGTTTTTTCCACCGATACAGCAACAGAAATAAACGGATCACTCAGTCCTGGTGGACACGGTGGTTGTAGTTCTGGACATTGTTTCCAGAGAGATTAAGTAATATAAAGAATATTAGGGGAAGTTAATGCCATTTTTTGGAAGCGTTGGAGGAAATTTTGAAGCGAAAGGTATCGGTGGATACCACGCCGGCGTTCCTCCACTGGAAAAAGCATTAGTAACAACCAGTATCAGTAGTCCTCTTGTGACGCCAGCAAACAACGTGGCCATTTATATACCTACAAGTTATGGTTCGGGCCTTGTTGTACCAAGTACAACTACAATTTGGGGATATTGGCAAAACTTGCCAGCCTATCTGTCAGGCAACGGTAAATTATGCACAGTGGGTATCAACGAAGTAGATGCCGGTACATTTACCACAACTCGCCCATGCCGTGCTTACATGCTTAGAAATCCAGGATGGAACGCAGTCGATACCACAGGTTGGACCAGTTACGAAACTGCTAAAAACTATCTAAGCCCAGATACTAATACAACAGTTTATTATAAAGATATCGCGGCAGGAACATACACATTTGATAATAATTCAGCAATGTATGTGTGGGATTTCACTCTCAACAGCGGTGGATATACATCATCTGATGTGCTAAGTTCTTCAACTGGTACATATGGATATCATGTTACAACTGCTACCAGTGCCACTGGTGCAAGCCTTGGAACATCTGCATATGATCCATTCCAAATGGGTAACATAACATACTCGTTGTCTTCGGGCGCATTGCCTACCGGTTTTTCGTTAAACACAAGTACAGGATTGATAACAGGTACATACACACCAGCTGGTATCAATACCGATGGTACCACATATACTTTTACCATACGTGCTACAGACAACAATGCGGCCGCGCAGTATGTTGAGAGAACATTTACTCTCAAGCAAAACGTACCATTCTTGTACAAGCAGATCATCACTCGTAACTACATGGTAGGTGGATATCAGAACAGCAGTTTGTGGTCAAATGCCAATCGAGTACTGCATTCCAATGACACCTCAACTAACCTAGGTGACGGTTGTATTGACAACTATCATTACAAGTCGGGCGGTGTAGGAGATACCAAAGGTTATATTTTCAATGGTAGTTCAACCACTGCATTTAACATGCGTACCGAAGTCAAATCAAACAGCGGTGCATCTCCACCGGCTGCATGGGCTAATACTGGATCTGCACAGGATTCCAACAGATTGAAAATATACACAGCTGGCGAAGCTGTAGGTAGCATGTACAGATTTACCATATCAACAGAAACATTTGCCAACCTTGGAGGCGCCGCTTGGAATGATCACGGAGCCTGTGTGTCAGGGGAGTTCATAGGTATCTGGTGGACTAATACGTCATCAAGTACTGCTAAAGTCAACTGGGCAAATGAAACAGTATCCTCGGCCTCGTTTACCGCAGGTACGCACGGTCAGCAAAAAGGACTCAGTGCCAAGACGGGATATGGTTATGCTGGTAATACAGCCGCTGCCACGTATCTAGGTGGATATACATTCAACAAAGTCAATCTTACAACATCAACTGAAGCCAGTGGGTCTAGTGTATCAAAACCCTGTGGTAACTCAGGTGAAGAGAACTACGGCATGGGGCAAACAGCCGGATATGTTATTGCGTTATATGATGGTGCGCAGAATAATCGTTCAGGCAAATTGGTTTATTCCAGCGATACAGCAACAGAAATAAACGGATCACTCAGTCCTGGTGGTCACTCAGGCGCCAGCTCAGGTCACTGTTTCCACCGTGATTGATATTCAGATAACTAATAGAGCGAGTCACACTATTAGAGGAATAAAATGAGCAACGACATAATCAAGTATCACAGTAACTATTCATCCAGGGGATCAGTAACTGATCAAAATATCTTAACGGATGCTGAAAAAGAACTTCTTTTCACAGCACATAATAAAGAATGGACACAACCCAGGTTCAAGGTGCGCTGGTTTATTGGGGAAGCTTCTTTCACTCCTTTTGGTAAATTGCGTCAGTACATGACTGAACTTAAATCTCGAGAGTATTCTATTGAATCACTGGAATATGAGATTGCTAAATTTGAAGTGCAAGAAAAAATGTTCTTGCGCGACGCAGAAACTACAGACGATGAGTTGCAAAAAGAAATGCTTCTCATTGAAGCAGGAAAAGTGCGCAAAGACATTGGTCGTAGCGTTAATCGTTGTGCCGACGTGTATAAAGAGCGCAGGGACTATTTGGACCTGATTCAAGAACTATTAGATAGTCCAGATGGCAAGACTGCAGATGGACGTAGTTTAATGTCAATCATTGGTACTCCAGAAGAAGAAGAGTTTGAAAAACAATATTGGACAGTTCGTATGGCCAGCCAGGCTGCAATGGACATGTCAGCATACGGCAGGATTGGCGCAGGCAATCTTGAAGCCATACAGATGTTATCTCCAGAACAGCAGGTGGAAGTTGTTGGTCTGGCAAATCACATGAATTTGCGTTTTGAAAGACGACAAGATTTGATACGCAACGAAGTAGCTAAAAATCTCGGATTGTTACCGGCTAAACAAGCTGGATACATTGGCGAAGTTACTTCTGATTTTATCAACAAAGTACTTGAAGTTGATAAAAAAGGTATGGAAGAAGAGCTACGAGCTAGACAAATGCAAGTACAACCAGATGAACAACAGCTGATTGAGAACAATTCAGGTGAAAAAGACGACGGATTAAACCAAGTGTATAATGTCTGACCATACGTTAAAGTTTGGTAAATAACATGAAGACGGTGACCATAAATGTACTATATACTTTTTGAAAACAGAAACCCAGCTGATCCGCTACTAGAGCACGTATCATATTACTATGACTACTGGATGTATCGCATTGGCAAGATTGAAGCCAAAGACATACCTAAGGTAGACTTTATTGCTTTGAAGGCAGTAGGCCTAGACGAACCAGTAGCATTTGCATCTAAGTTTGCACGTGTTAATTTGTTTACCACTGAAGGCGACTATGCACGTGGAGATATTATCAAGTTCAAAGCCTCAGATGATGACATTAAAGTTTTATACTCTTCAACAGAAGATGAAGTTGAAATATCCTCAAGCGGAAAATTAGTCTACGAACTAACCGAAGAAGACAAAGCCAATACTACAACTTTCTTGAAAACTTTAATGACCTTAGAGTTGGATAATCACTTTTCTTACATCACGGAAGAAGAACGCGAGATGTATGCAGAAAAACGTGTAATGGTACAAGCCAAAATAGATGCATGTACAACAGTACAAGAATGCAATCTGGTAATGCATGACCACTTTGGTATAGAAATTCCAAATGCGGGTAGAGAAGAACACGGGCTTGATTACTGCAAATGGGATCTCAGCGAACTCGGAGTTGAAATGAGATTAGGCCGCAGACTGGTTAACTTACCCGGCGATGATCCTGTAGTAGACTTCAGCACAGTTGATTAAACCTGTCGTTTGGTAAGCACGTATAAGTACCTACATAATTGAGGTACTTCATATGTCGAGAAAAATATTCAGTATACCGCTGAACCCAAAGCTGAACGAAAATCAGTTTGCAATGTTTTACAATTGGCTATCCATTCACAAAGAATGGATAGCTGATATCTATTTTACTTCACGCATATCTCCATTTGATCAAGATGCAATGGGCGATATATTCCATGCTACTGGCGATGCCCAGTCAGCAATTGAAACAGCATTGAATATCCAGCAACATCTTGGTATTCCAATTAGTGCTACATTCAATAATACACAAGTACCTCCAACACAACAGAACCTTGATAAGTTCATTATCAATTTCAAACCGTTGTACGACGCCGGTGTTCGCGTTGTAACCATACCGCACACACATTGGATGGCTACAGGACAGATCAAAGCCGCGTTTCCAGATCTATTTGTTAAGAACACCATACTTCGTGATGTACACTCAGCAACTGAGATCGTAAATCTTGCCAAGTACGGTTTTGATTACATAAATCTAGATCGAGACCTCATGAGAGATCGTACAACATTGCTCAGACTGAAGCAGGCCAAAGAATGGATTAAAACCAATCTTGGCAAAGACATACAGTACAGTCTGCTTGGCAACGAAGGATGTCTAGGTAGCTGTCCAATGATGGTAGAGCATTTTGAATACAACAATGCTCGCTCAGGCAAACAGCCACAATACTTCAACGATCCAATAAGCCGTGTCAGCTGTCCTAAGTGGGAAGTACAAGATCCTGCTGTGTATCTTAAAACAGCAAATCTTCCACCATGGCGAAGCGACTGGGAAGAATTCCTTGACGACCTAGGTATTGATGTTTTCAAGATGCACGGCCGAGAAAGTGTTGATCGCCTTGGCGAAACAATGAACATTATCAGTCGCTGGGCCGCAGGCGAAGAAATACTACACGACAACTTTGAAAAGTTCCTAGAAGAAACCAATCTCAAAGGCAAGCCAATCAATGTGTGGCGAGAAAAAATCAAAGACTGCAAGTTTGATTGCTGGGAATGCCAGTACTGTGACAAGATTGAACACGTCAAGAGTGAAATTGATTACACAGACACTATCAAGCACGTGGCAGAATGTGTGGCGCAATCCGGCATACCAAAAATCAACATCAGGATTCCAGGGCTAACCAGCAGTCGTGTGCAAACACTTTTGAATCTACTGGCCAAAGGCGTAGGATCTTATCTAGAAATTGGCAGCGCACAAGGAGCAACAGCCGCTGCCGTTCTCAAAGACAACAACCTAACAGCATATTTTGTTGACAACTGGAAACAGGCAACACAACCAGCCAGGACCGATTTGAAAAGATTACCAACAGACTACAGCGCAGAAAAGTTTGCGGCAAATATAGAGCCATATGCTGACATGAGCGTTGTTAATATTTTTGACATGGACATGCTAGGAGTTAATCTCAACAGGATTAATCCCCCTGTGCAGATGATGTTTTACGACGGACCACACGATGCGGAATCGATTGAACAGGTGATGCAATATTATTATCCTGTGTTAGCAGACGAAGTCATCGTGATATTTGACGATGCCAACTGGGATGGTGTAGTAGATGGTGCCAATAGTGCATTTGAAAAAATAGGAGTACGTGTACCATACAAAAAGTTGATACTCAATTCTCAAGAGTCTGCTAGAGAGTGGTGGAACGGATTGTATATAACAGTTATAAGGAAATGATATGATAAACAAAGTCAAAAGTATAATTATTTTTGGTGGTGGTACAAGTGGTTGGCTGACTGCGGCATATCTGGTTGGACGACTAAACACGCCTACAAAAATAACTTTGATTGAAAGTACCGACATTGGACCAATTGGCGTCGGTGAAGGCACACAACCGGCCACTGCTAGATTCTTACACGATGCAGGACTTTTGCCTAAGCAATGGATGAAGCCTAGCAATGCCAGTTTCAAGCTAGGTGTTGAATTTGAAGGATGGACCGAAGAAAACTTTTTCATTGAGAATGACTTCATTGAAAACACAGTGGTAGGCCCAGGTGTTCGAACAGTGGATTATTTTGTTGACCGTCCAGCTAAGGAATATTTTGATTGGATGCCAGCATATCAGTTTGCTAAAAATAACGTCAGCCCTAAATTAGCAAACATGGATACCAATTTTTCTGTGATGCATAACAAAGACTTTGGTGCAGTACATTTCAATGCATATGATATACTTTCTTCGCTTAAAGAATTGATTGGCAATCGTATATCATATTTTGACACCAAGATAGTTGATATAAAGCAAAATGAAAATGGCATCGCTGGGCTGGTTGATCAAGAAGGCCGCACACATACTGCTGATCTTTATCTAGACTGCACAGGATTTGCTTCTGTGCTCATTGAGAAAACACTGGATGTACCATTTGATAGCATTGAAGGACTATTGCCTTGCAACCGTGCGGTGATGATTCCTACAAAATACAAAGACCCAGAAAAAGAATGTTTTCCTTATACCAAGGCTACTGCAATGGATGCTGGTTGGAGATTCACTATCCCTACATTCAATAGGATTGGCAACGGCTACGTGTATAGCGACAAGTTTATTACACCTGAACAGGCAGAACAAGAACTAAGAGATGCACTAGGCGAACCAGACTTACCTGCCAACCATCTCAAGATGAAATGTGGTGCACATCGTTCTATTGCTCATAAGAACGTGGTTGCAGTTGGTCTGGCAGCAGGATTTGTTGAACCGTTAGAAGCAACCAGCATCACCTTTACGACCAAGATAGTTGAAGTTCTTACATTGATGCTGAACAAGAATTACAATGTATGGTCAGACACTTGCATCAAAGGCATCAATATTGATTACAATGCAATGGTACTTGACATCGTTACATTTGTGTGGATTCACTATCATTTCAGTACCAAGAACGATACTCCATTCTGGCAGGCCATACATGCACAAGACGAAAATGCGATACCTCAGCCAATGAAAGATATTATCAACAGCTTTGATCCATTGCATGATCAACTGTACTTGCAAGAGCATTCTGGCTTCCACGTAGGCAATTGGTTTAGTATTCTCAAGGCCGGCGGAAGATACAAAAATGCAAAGTCTAAATTGACGCCAGATCAAAAGAAGTATGTTGAGTTTTACTTAGACAATCATAGGTATCGTGTAAAAACAGGTACACAGGCATTCAAGAATCATTATCAGTATCTCAAGGACTGGTACAACAACGATGGTATAGTGTAAGGAGTTTCTATGGCAGCAATGGCAGCGATGTTCAGATCAGATCTGTTCCACACTACTGCTGGAACAGATGAGCAACGACAACAGTTGATCAATGAACTATACGATCTCAAGTCTAAAGATTCAAGGACCTTACCAAAAACAAATCCAGGTTGTTGGAGAAGGGATAACCCACTTGGCAAGATAGACTGGCTACAAGAGCCCATATTGAATCTCTTAGACAATGCAGTTGGATTCTATAGAAATATCGACAAGAATTTCAAGGAAACGGTAGAAGAGAATCGGCACTTGCATATCTATTATTGGGCAAACATAAATGCACCTGGATCTAAAAATACCATGCATGCCCATAGACAAAATCACTTTGCTGTAGTATACTATCTGCAAGGAACTGGTACTGGTGCATTGAGATTTCCAAATCCATCAAACATGATGGGCGAATGTTTAGACTCTGGGCCGTTCGTGAGAGATTTTATTTTCACTCCAACAGACGGAGACTTGATTTTATTTCCAGCACACTTGCCACACGAAGTGGAAACAAATTTGTCCAACAAAGATAGAATAAATCTTGCTTTCAATCTAACATTAACAAGAGAACCAACGTAATGAAAAAAATAGAATTCTTCTCAACAATAGATGGCATGACAGATCTAAGTCCAATCATTGAGGCCAAAGATTATCGTCCAGCATGGGTGGCAAAATGCAGAGAAGACTATGTTGATTTCAAAGAACGCACCGAAGGCCTGCGTGGTGTACATGCGTATAGATGTCCGGCAATGTTTGAAATCATGCAAGAGGGTTTTCTGTTAACAGCACCCTGGGACATTATCATTGAGACAGAACCAGGTAAGATGTGGGATTTCAAATGGACAGTTCCAGATGCTGAACTAGCAAACCTAATGGATGTTCCTCTTGTTGTGAGCCACAAAGAAGCGGCACAGCACATTCCTGTACCCAAAGGTGCGCTCAATACCATTGTAAAAATAGCAACACCGTGGCATGTGGTTGTTCCAGACAATCTTAAATTGTTAGTACTGCCTCTTAGCTATGATGATAATGTTGAGTATTATTCTGTTCCAGGATTGTTTGATCCAGGACATAGTAGTGAAATAAACGTACAGCTACGTTGGTTTAATAATAACGGCAGGATCACAATCAAGACCGGTACACCGTTAGCACACGTTATTCCACTGAGCGAGCATAAGTTTGAACTTGTGGTGCGAGATGCGAATGAACGCGATAAATTGTGGTTGAAAAAAAGAAAACTGTTCCACAATTATTCTTTTGCACCCATACGCAACAAAATCAAAGAACTATATATTAAACATTGGAAAAAGTAAATGCAACGCGGTCGTATAGAAATACATGACAGTGAATTACAAGATTACGATGTCTGGATGGATGTAGAAAGACTTCTTGAGGAACAAGTACAAGAAGAAACCACTACACACAACGGATTCCAGGTTGCATTGAACAATGATATGAAAAGGCCAATGTGGCATCGCGCCTGGTTTGAAGCCCTTGAACCTGCAATAGAACAAATCAATAAACGAGTCAAAAGCTCTTGGGTAATTGATTATCAGATCGGTGGTTACCAAGATCCACATATACACGCCAGCAGTCAGATCACACTGATATTGAATGTCAGAGGCATCGGCGAACTAAAAATTGGCAATACCCACGTGTTGTTACAGACAGGCGATTATGTTTATTTTCCAGGCAACGTGATGCATCAGAGTTTGCCTGCTACAACCAAAAGAAGCATATTGGTAATTGACTTCGTAGACTAGGATATCGGTCACAAGCTATAATTAGTATGCATTGAATTACAATGCAATCCTAAGGAAATAAAACATGGAAATGCTTCCAAAACTTACAGGTGGTCTCGGCTACCTATGGATGGTATTCTTCATTATGATCAGCGCCGGACTAGCTAAAGAGTATGCTCTATTTGCCCCAGCGTTTGCCTATGTAAGAAATACTTTCCGTTCAAATAAGTTTGTGGTGGTGTTGCTCAGTGCAATAGGCGGAATATTGCCTATTGAAGGACGAGTAACTGTATCAGCAGGATTGCTAGATACTGTAGCCCCAAAATCAGGACCAGGACGAGAAAAACTAGGCATAGTTGATTATCTGTCTACACATCACTACTACATGTGGTCACCACTGGAAAAAACAGTGATATTACCGATAGCGGCATTTGGTTTGACCTATGCTACTTTCATAGGTATGATCGCACCACTGTTAGTTGTGAGCTTTGCTTTTATTGCTTGGTACATTTGGTATCAGGTCAAAGAAGAAGATATTGTGATAACACCAGGTAACTTTAAGATCAGTTCAGTCATACGCAATATATTCCCGATGTTTATTGCATTAGGATTATACATATGGGGCGGCGGAGAAAATAATGTGTTTGCAATCTTTGGATTGTTGACATTATACTATGTGTTTATCACACAGCAATGGTCTCCAAGAAAATTGTTGTCTTATGTCAACTGGGAGGTGATAATTGTAGTTGCTACAGTGATCATCTTGGGTAATTATTTCAAGATGTATGAAAAAGATTATCAAACCTATATACAGTCACTTGGACTTGATCCAACAACATTTATGGGAATGTTGATAATCAGTCTTGTTGGGTTTGTAGCTAGTTTCTTGATGGGAAGTTCGGGTAAATTTGTTGCCTTTGCTGTGCTGTTAGGGCAACTGTTTGGACCACAATATTTCTTGTGGTTCTTTGCAGTTGATTATGCCGGATATTTGTTGAGTCCAACACATAAATGCGTGATGGTTGGTAATAGATATTTTGGTACACCTCTGAAGACCTATTACATTGCACTTGGTTCATGGGCGGCAATACTATTAGTAACAGCTGGCACTCTCACTTTCTTAGTGTGAGCGATGAGCTTCTTGAGTGCAGGCATAATTACCTGTATGACTACACTTAAAGAACTAACACAAGAAAATCATCGACGAGCAGAGCGTCATGCTTTTGTTTCGTCGATGGTCAAAAATCAACTGACACCTGCACAATGGGCAGATTATCTTGCCTGGAAAAGAAATTTATTAGTAGCACTAGGTGCCAAGCTAGGATTAAGCGAACAGCATCCAGGTTTTGACAGGACTGCGCAATTTAACGAAGACATAGAAAAAACTGGTGTACAACCAAGAACCCTAGCATCCACATCAAATTATATAGATCATGTATTAAGTATCAGTGATAGAGAAGCCTGGGCGCATGTTTATGTTCATTATCTAGGAGACCTACGTGGAGGTCAAATGCTGAAGAAAATAGTCAAGATGCCTATGCACCACGTAGACTATGACGATGCTGCCGGTCTAGAAGCAATAATACGAGCCAATGTATCAGACGACCTAGCAGATGAAGCCAACAAAGGATTTGAACTTACTATGCAAGCAATGGAAGAAATAATGATATGAGCTATGTTTGGGACACCATGCTGAAGCTTCAAGATGATATCCAGGCGATGTTAGACTCAACTGGATTGCCAGTCAACGAAGGGCATGATTTTCCTTGGCCTAATCATGTGTGGACATCAGCATCCTACAGACGAGCCCATCTTGATGCAGTAGATGTTCGTGATACAAAAGGTCTCTATATGTTACACGTAACAGTCTATCCACATACTAACGATACAAGCCCTATATTTGGGTTTGATATCATTTGTGGCGAGAAGAAGATAACCGGTTGCTTCCATGATTTTAGTGCGTCAAGTGATCCACGACATGAAATGATGTTATGGTTTCAAGAACATGTTAAGCAATATGATTGGCGGAAAGAACGCGAACTACCTGAGTGGGCACGTATGATATTCAGCCCGGGTATGGTAGCCGCTGGTAACGTAAGTGACGAAAAAGAAATTGATCAGATTCTAAACATGGTATCAACTACGTTGCCGTGGTACTTAGGTAATGTAGGGAAAACTCTTGATCTTAAAGAAAGAGAGTATACAAAAGGATGCCAGAACTTTTATTCTCAGCATCAACGTATGAATCCTCATACGCCTCGGGTAATGCAAAGTCTTGGCTTTGATGAAACTACTGTTAATCGCTTTATAAGCGATTGTCTATTTCCTGATTTAGTATAAGCGCGGCAAATTTGTTGTGCCATATGATAAGCCTACGTCTTTGTGTAGCACTACTGTCCCTATAGATAGGATTTTCAGCTAACGTCTGCAATAACTTGATATCCTCTAGGCAACACCAACGTAACAGTCGATTAAATTCTTTATCTTCCCTTACAGCTTTTACAATAGGGTGATCCCAATTTTCTTTGTTCGCATGGTATCTTGCTTCTAAGTACCAACGCTCGATCCAACTGATACTGTCTTTGTATGTTTTCTTTAGTCGTGGATTGGCTAGTCTTTTATCCCAGCAATGATATAAATCTACGCCGCGCCTGGTTACTGGTGCCTTGATAGTCTTTGGAAAAATAATTATTTCTGCTTCAATCGACATGCTGATCTAACCATTTCTCCATGTTGACCAACTTGCTCATGAAACTGCTATTCTGTACCAGCTGTTTGCTTTTGTGATGTAGTGGCTTTGGCTGAACTCCGAGTGGTAACCAGCAGTAGCCATCGCTTTCGTGATCTAGTACTGGAAGGAATTCTTTCTCTACTACCAAGCAAAATGTGTCGTAGATAAATTTCTTGTCTTTGCTAACGTATCTATGCAATGGTACGATTTTGTTCCATTCTGTTATGCCTGTTTCTTCTTGGCACTCTCTAAGTAGCGTGTCTCGAGGGCTTTCTTTGGGATTACTGCGACCACCCCATAATCCCCATGTGCCGCTCCACTTTTCTTCTGTGCTACGTAACTGCCAGCAATATCTGTGCGTGTCTAGTGCATAGATCAAACCGCCAGCGGCTCGTGTTACACCAGCAGGCGCCAGTATCCCGGTTGAAATATCCCCTCGTAACTCAGTATCCATTGTCCATCCATGAAAGCTAATTGTTGATTGCTTGCAATATTTAAGACATATTCGACTGCGGTAGAAGCAGCCGCATCAAAACTTATCACCCACGCACTACCATTGTATTCAATGATGTCTTCGGGATTTGCTACAAGACCATCCCATGCAGGAATCTCAGCAGGTGATGATACAACTATGTATCGCTGGCCAGCCGCTGCCGCAGGCAATCCTGCACCTGGTGCGGCACGTGTAGGATCTATTACGCCATCAATAGCTGTCTTTGTGTTTGAAGGCAAACTATCACTATCGATATCAACAAGAAGTTTGTTTGGGTCAGTTGGGTGTTCAGTTAGTACACCAACATATTCGCCTCCCCATACACCTGGACGATCCTGCCGATTGACACGGATCTGGCTTATACCGTTGCGTATGCCACCATACGACTCTAGGAACTTGTTCCATAACAACAAGTCGCCGCCCACTGTGGTCTTTAGATCTCGCGTGAGCAATGTAAGTTCACCGTTGGCCAAACGCACAGCACGTTCAGGATCTGTGACACTTTGCCACTTGGACTGCACGTCGCTGATATAGGTATCATCCAGTAACTGATTAAGCTCATCCTGGTCACCTGCACGGATCGTGTTGATCACGTTGTAGATCAACTGCTGGCGCTGTACCATTGCAGGAGGATTGATAAAGATAGGCAAGTTGAATATCATGCTAGCCACATCAAGCACATCATCTGTGCCATTGGGAACTTGTCGCACACTCCATACAGTATTGATCAGTTCCACAAAGTTCATGCGGCTCCAGTCAAACACGTTGTCGTTGTTGCGCAGGTCCAGCGACGGATTGAACAACACCAATATCTGTTCCATCAACTGTAGCTTTTGATCAGTATTTGAAGTCCATATATCAACCTGTACGTTTAGGTCATATGGTACAGGCATGTGACGCTTGATGGTATATGTCTGTCCCATTTGGTCTAGGAATTGACCGCTGGCCGCATCGTACTGTTTTTCGTACACTTGTACTGAGTCAGTATGTGTGGGATTGAGCCGGCGTTCTGGTGCAGGCAACAGTTCAGTGATATACACAGCAATGAACGGAACTGTGTTCATGGTGTTGTCACTGTTGTTCTTCAAGATGTGCGCTGCCATACGATTGATATCACCGTAGCGCACAGGAACTTTTTGATATATGTCTAATCCATTTGTATCCTTGCCCATCTTCACACTGAAGCCTGCAAAGAATCGCATGAACTGTTGCAGGTAACGACGTATTTGGCGATCGTAGAAATAATTCATTAGAAGTCTGTCCTTGGTTTAACCACACCGCTGATTGGTTGTCTTGTTGGATAAGCCTGGCCATCAAGGTTGACACCTTGTGTGTCATTGTTGATAAAGCCACCTGCGTTGACAGAACGTGCAACAACATCTGTCCTGCTCGGGAACACGTTGTCGTACAATCTTGCCCAACGACCGCCACGATATACGAACAAGCGGTTTGGTAAGAAATCTGTACGTATGAACATATCACCTTGCTGTGGGTTACCTGGAAATATCACACCGCTTGCGATTGGTACTCCATAATATTGTTCAAACCCTGCCGCATCAGTTGGACCATTTGGATCAGGCGGAGTATCATAGTTGAACAGCGTACTGACATCCGGATACAAGTCTGGAACTTCTTGGGCCGCTGCCGCAACGATTGCGTCTGAAATTTCTTTCTCTTTGACATAGGTACTGATCTGGTTCTTAAGACTGTCAGGATCAGTTGCTTGTCCAAGTATGTCCTTGTATTCTTGTGCGTCTGTTAACGGAGCAGCCTTGACACGCCACAAGTGTGGCCACCATGTTTGGCTGTATCCTTCTGCTGCCTTGCTAGCATCCTGTACCACATACCATTTGTTGATAGCTGGAGCATTGGGATCAAGTAGCGTATCATCGCGCTGATGCGGAACTTCAAACACGTCACCTGCCATTATCTTGCGACCCAGTCGTTCGATCATGTCGTTCAAGTGGAACGTGATAAACAGTACGTCTGTGTTGATGAACAGGCCAAACTGTGTCAGGTCAAAATCATTGTCGCCTACGTTGTACACACCGCGCATATCATAGATGTCTTTGTCGTACTTGCGATCACGATTTTCTAAGAACAGCAAGTCCTGGATTTTTGTTTCATTGAAAACATCGTCAGCTTGATAGTTGGGCTGTGTTGGATCTCCTGTTTCGCCTTGCGGATCAGGGCCAATGTATTTGTGGATCAGGATGGATGTTCCGCCAACCATGAACTGTTCTTTGATGTTGCGATCAATGAACTTGTAATCGTTGGTCTTATCTTTGCGCCAAAGGCTTAAACGTGGCATTATAGGTTCCTCACAGTATATTTATGGTGCCAGCCATCCAGCTGAGATCTGTTGCAAAAATACAACACAAAAATCCTAGAAAAACGGTTGACGCCCACGCTCGTTTCGTGCATAATACAAACACTAGGCAACTAAGGAGTCACACATGTCACAAGCTATTGCAAAGCTACAGCAAGTTAAAACTTGGAGCGGCAAAAAAACGGACCGTTTTGAGCTTAAAATTGGGCTCGTTACAGACAACACTTCAAATAAAATTGTGCAAGTGTTAACTACACGCTCAGTATTAGATGACGTAGACGTAAAATTAGCTATAAAGCAAGCCCTTCAAGACTTGCGCATGCAAAATATAGTGCTAGTAGAGAGCCCTGCTAGCAAAGCATTTGCTAAAGCACAAAAAATCCAATAAAAACAACAACTTAGCAGGTGTTGTATTCTTGCAACACCTGCAAAATAGTCCAAAAAAGTGGAAAAAAGTGGTTGACAGTGAACCCATTTTGTAGCATAATATGGGTATGATGAACGATAAGGAGCCAGCGATGAGCCAGTACACATTTGATGCAGATATTGTGTCCGATTTACACAAGGATGCATATGGCTTTCGTCCACGTGAGGGCTTTTGGAATCACTGGAACTTGTCCACTATGGACGAGAAGCAGGCTATCTGGGACGGTCTCCTCCGTGCTCTTGAAGCTTCCATCAAGGAAGAAGAAGCTCGCGAGGCCATAGCCGTTGCTCAGTTTGAGTCGCAGGTTGCTAAAAATATTGAGCTGGGTGCGCCCAGCCGCGAAGTGGCTGTACGTTGGATCATTGACAGCCTTAACCTCACTGAGTACGACCGTGCATACGGCGGCTCCTACATTTGCTTTGAGCTGGGCCTGCCCTACCGCATGCAGGCTGAATTTGATGCCATCCTTAAGGAGGTTGCATAATGAAGACACCACAAGTCCAGGCCCTTGCTGGCATGACCCCGTTGGGTTTCAAGGACGAACGTCCGTTTGATCGTGAGCGTCATGGTGGACTTTATGACCGTGGCTCAGCAGATAGTTACTATCGCCGTGGCCCTGAACCACACTGGTATCCAGAAGGCACTAGCCGTGGCGATCGTATCGTGAATCTCACTCCAGCTGAAATTGCTGAATACATGGCTGGGTACGAAAATAACGAGCGCAACGGTGATTTCAAAGACTGGGGTTGACCACAATCTGGTTCTCTCGTATAATTACACATTGAACACATAAGGAGCCAACATGGCAAGACTGCAATCAAAACGAATCGCATCGCCTGCACCCAAGATGGTATTTGCGGACACGTCTACTCCTTTACCGTTGCGTCCGCTTACGCAGGCGTTCAAGCTCAAACCCGTCAAAGTCACAGTTGGTGAGATCAAGTATGTGGGCGATGAGCCAGTGCCTCCCCAGGATCGTGTGCTTGAAACGATTGAAATGGCCCGTATCTACAATTGGTATTCGTATAACTGTGAAGGCGCAGATGCACGAGCGTGGACCGAACAGCTGATTGGTGCTATGCCCAAGCGCAAGCATTTGATTGAGCGTTATAAGAAAATGCAAGACTGGCGCCTTAGTCGTACAGCAGGCTGGATCTCACGTGTTATCATGCGCGGCGGCCATGTACCTTACAGTACCCTGCGCTATCTTGTCAAGGCTATCAAGCTGGCTGAGATTGAGTACAAGAAGTTCCTTGCAGATGAAGCTGACAAAGAAGAAAAGAATGAAAAGCCAAAAGGTTACCAGCCTACTATCCAGGAGCGCATGCGAGAAAAGCTAGGTGAGTGTCTTGGTGAAGCTGAAGGGCTCGTTGACGAGTTTGTAGGCAATGGACACACTGGTAAGGTAAACGTGTTTGGCTTGTTCAAGCAGTTTAACCTGCATCAGAACCAAGTCGGTGATGTGCTAAAGTGGGCCGAACCCAAGCTAGAAGAATATCTTGAGCTACAGGAAGCAATCTCTAAGAAGGTGTCTGAACGTTCAGATGACGAAGAGCAGTTAGTTGAAGGCTACAGGCATCTTAGCAAGAAGCAGATCAAGAGCACGATTGAGATGTGGACCACTGTGGTTGACGCCGCTAACAGCTATGGTACCGTCAAGAAAGCAGAACGTGCGCCACGTAAGCGCAAGCCTGTTCCGCTTGAGAAGCAAGTCAAGGGCATCAAGTTCCTCAAGAAAGACGATGCGACTGGACTGGTTAGTATTGACCCAACCAAGCTGATTGGTTCAAGCGAAATTTGGGTGTACAACGTCAAGACACGCAAGATTGGTATCTATGTAGCAGACGATTATAGCAAAGTGCTCTCCGTCAAAGGAGCCAGCTTGCTAGGGTTTAGTACAAAAGACAGCCGTCAAAAGACCCTGCGCAAGCCAGAGGTACAGCTCAAAGAGTTCCTTACACTTGGCAAGCCAGCGGCACGTAAGTGGTTGGAAAAAGTCAAGAGCACAGATATTGCGCTCAACGGACGTACTAACGAGCATACCATACTGCTAAGGGCATACAAGTAATCCGTCGCTGTCACGCAAGCCTCCGGTAGCTAAATACTATCGGAGGCTTTTTTATGACAACAAGAAACGATATAATCCGCGAAATTGAGCTACGTTTGGGTGGCGGCATGGTTGACGTTGAGTTGGACCGAGATCACTACGACATCGCAATCAATCGTGCTATAAGCAAGTATCGTCAGCGCAGTTCTAATTCTGTAGAAGAAGGCTACCTAGTTCTTGATTTACAGCCCCAACAGGACACTTACGTATTGCCCCAAGAAGTCATCCAGGTACGCTATCTTTTCCGCAGTGGCGCAGGTGGCGTATCGTCTGGTGTTTCCTTTGAACCGTTTGGCGCGGCGTATATTAACGCATACCTACTGCAAAGCACAGGTTCAGGTTCACTAGTAAACTACGAAATTTATTCGCAGTATCGTGAATTGCTTGGTAGGATGTTTGGTCAAGAAATCATATTTGACTGGGTAGAACAGACCAAGACACTCAGGTTACATCGTAACATCAAGTCACAGAATGATTCAATCATTGTGCAAGCCTACATGTTCCGTCCAGACGTTTCATTGTTTACAGATGTGTATGCCGGTTCGTGGATCAAAGATTATTCAACAGCCCATGCTAAGATGATGCTAGGTGAAGCACGTAGCAAGTTTGCACAGATAGCAGGTCCACAGGGCGGCTCAAGTTTGAATGGTGAAAATCTCAAAGTTGAAGCACAGGCCGAACTAGAAAAACTAGATCTATCAATTGGACTTTACGAAGAAGGCGGAAAGCCACTTGGTATTGTTATAGGTTGACCTTGATTGTTAATTTTGCTAATATAGCACTATGACAAAACTTATTGGCATCTGCGGTTTCATAGGTTCCGGCAAAGACACAGCCGCAGATTATCTGGTTAACATCCACGGGTTTCGACGAGACTCATTTGCCGCTACTCTCAAAGATGCTGTCGCCGCTGTATTTGGTTGGGACCGAGAAATGCTTGAAGGTCGCACCAAACACGCACGTGAATGGCGAGAGCAAATTGATCCGTGGTGGGCAGAACGCCTTGAAATGCCTAACCTAACTCCTCGTCTTGTGTTACAGTTGTGGGGCACAGAAGTGTGCCGTAAAGGATTCCACAATGATATCTGGATTGCCAGCGTAGAAAACAAACTTCGTACCAGCCAAGACAACATTGTCATCTCTGATTGCAGGTTTCCAAACGAGATCAAAGCTATCAAGTCAGCAGGCGGCAAGGTCATCTGGGTACAGCGCGGTATCTTACCGCATTGGCATGATATTGCTGTTCAAGCAAACAAAGGCAGCGAGTCTGCACAGCGTTTCCTGACACAAGAAGGCATACATGCTAGCGAAACTGCCTGGGTTGGAACCAATTTTGACTATATAGTAGATAACAATCGTTCATTTGACGAACTATACAAACAGCTCAATGCCGTGTTATGATGCGCATGCTGGATAACGATTTTTAAGGTTCCTGGTAAATACCACCCATTTTCCTGAGCGTCAGCTAAATAGATACAGCTGAAAAGCCAATACTCAGGAGACTTGAACATGGCAACTTTAACTTCACCAGGCGTAGCGATTAGCGTCATCGACGAAAGCATCTACGTTTCAGCCGGCAACGGCACAGTACCACTGATAGCGATTGCTACAGAGGCAAACAAATATAGCGTGGATGGATCCACGATTGCATCAGGAACTACCCAATCAAATGTCTTGGAATTGTTGACTAGCCAACGTGATCTTTTGATCCGTTACGGCAAGCCACAGTTTAAGATCGTTGACGGTACTCCAATCCACGGTTACGAAACAAACGAATACGGACTCTATGCAGCCTATAGCTTCTTGGGTCTTGCTAATCGTGCATACGTTATCCGTGCAGACGTTGATCTAGCACAGCTAGAGCCAACTTCAGTAGAACCAACATCACAGCCAACAGCTGGCACTTACTGGATGGATACATCTGCCGCACGTTTTGGTCTTTTTGTGGCAGCGGCAGCAGGCGATGCATACGACAACTGGTCACCAGTTACTCTTCTGATGCCAATGGCTGATGATCTAGACGGTACTGCACCAGATGCTGGATATGGATCAAACGGTGATTATGCTTGGGTAACACAGACCAACGTAAATCAGATCTACAAGAAAACCACAGGTTCATGGGCGGCAGTTACATCACTTGTAAATATTGCTCCTCACTATAGCATTCCAAATGCATCTGGCGCTGGCGCACTATGGTTCAAGACAACTTCTCCAAACAATGGTTTCTTACCATCATTGAAGAAGTATGTTATTGCAAATGGTCAGGTTGTAGGTACATGGGTAACTGCTCAGACTGCTATCCTTGCTTACCCAGATGATTCAACAGCTAATACAAACGGACAGAATGTTATTAACCGTGTGTATGCTAAAACCACAACAGGTTCAGCAGCCTTTAAGTTGCGCATCTATACATCATCGGGTTGGGAAGATCTTGAATACGAAGCCAATGCCAACGAACCAGCCGGTACACCGGCAGTGGGTACATTGTGGTACAACGATGAACTGACAGTTGACTTGTATCGTAAGAGCTCACTTGGATGGGAACCAATTGACAATGCTAACGTATACATTAACACTGATGCACCTGCTGGTCCTTCAACTGGTGATATCTGGGTTGACAGTTCAGACATGGAAAACTATCCAAAGATTTATGAATACAATGGCGCCGCATGGGACTTGCATGACAATTCAGATCAAACAACACCAATGGGTGTAGTGTTTGCTGACTTGACAACAACTGCCAATGACGATACAGATGGCGGCGCGGCAACATTGATCGACGTTGATGCACCAGATCCATTGTTCTACCCAACTGGCATGCTGTGCTGGAACGCAATCGTTTCAACAGGTAATGTTAAGACATACAACGGCACATACTGGCAGACAGAATCAGGCAACTACGATTCAGGCTTCAATGCTGGCGCACCTTACATGTTGCGCAAAGCACAGCGTCGTGTGGTTGTCAAGCGTTTGCAGGCAGCTCTTCGTGAAGAAGTACTTGCTGATGAAACAGTAAGCTTCAGCTTAATTGCCTGCCCATCATATCCAGAGACAATCGACGAAATGATCGAGTTGAACGTAAACCGCAAGGAAACTGCGTTTATTATCGGCGATACTCCATTACGTTTAAGTGGACGTGGTTCAGCAGTAGAAACATGGGCAACTGGTACCAATGCTGGTGTCAATGGCGAAGACGGTCTTGTTACACGCAATACCAACGTAGCTGTTTACTATCCAAGTGCAATCACATCAGACCTTGATGGTAATGACGTTGTTGTTCCAGCTAGCCATGCAGTACTGCGCACTTATGCCTACAACGACCAGGTAGCTTATCCATGGTTTGCTCCAGCTGGCCTACAGCGCGGCGCAGTAAGCAACGTAACAAACTTTGGTTATGTGAATAGCGAAAGCGAATTCATGCCATTGGCATTGAGCCAAGGCATGCGCGATGCATTGTATATCAAGCGTATTAACCCAATGACAAACTTCCCTGGACAGGGCTTGTTTGTATTCGGTCAGAAGACATTGCACCCATATGATAGCGCACTTGATCGTGTTAACGTAGCACGTTTGGTTTGCTACTTGCGTGAGCGTTTTGAGCCACTAGCTCGTCCGTTCATCTTTGAACCAAACGACAAGCAGACACGTTTGTCTGTTAAGAATCGTTTCGACGACTTCTTGACTGATATGATCAGTAAGCGAGCATTGTACGACTTCTTGGTTGTTTGCGATGAAACAAACAACACGCCAGCTCGAATCGATAGAAACGAGTTGTATGTGGACGTTGCTATTGCTCCTGTAAAAGCCGCGGAATTCATCTACATTCCAATACGTGTAGTTAATACCGGTAGCCTTGGACCAGCAGGGGTCTAAAGGATAGCATAGGAAAGAGGTCAACTAGGCCTCTTTTCTAGGCGTACTAAATGAATATGAGCCCGGCAGTATAAATAAACATAGATTCAGGAGGAATACCAAATGGCCACCGTTATAAATTTTGGCGTACCACAGCTCTCAGGAGGCGGAAGCGATTCCCCTATCCTGATGCCAAAGTTAGCTTATCGTTTCCGTGTCACACTATTGAACTTTGGTGGACTTGCGGCAACTAGTACATTGACATCGCAAGTTGTCAGCGTAACTAAGCCTAACTTAACACACGAAGAAATTACTGTTGATGTATATAACTCAAAGATTTACCTTGCAGGTAAGCACACTTGGGATCCAATTACATTGACTGTAAAAGATGATATCAGCGGAAACGTAGATAGAAATATTGCTGCTCAACTTCAACGTCAGTTGAACCATGCGGCACAGAGCGCACCTGTTGCAGGCGCCAACTATAAGTTCGCAATGAAGATTGAAGCACTTGATGGCGGAAACAATGTAAACACAGCAGGCGATACTCCAATTGTCCTTGATGAATGGACATTAGCTGGTTGTTTCTTGCAGAACGTGCAGTACGGTGAAAACAACTATGCAACCAGCGACGTTGTTAACATCACAATGCAAATTCGTTACGATAATGCCGATCACGTTGTAAACGGTAGCTCACAGCTATCACTACAACCAAATAGAGCAACTGGACTTTCAACAGCAACCGCTAACGGCGCTCAATAATAAAGGTGATGGCCCATGACTACAGTTGATACTGGTGGCAAGGGCCTGATCCAATTTGATAACGTAGCTGTACAACACGGACCAGGTCAGACTGCTGAAGTTAGAAATCTTTATCAGTGGACAATGCAGTTTGGTCCGACCGCCGAAGTAACAGGTGGTGCAGTTGGTAATTTAATAGGATCAGCTGCCGCCAATTTAGTTAACGGTATTGGTTTTTATATCAAATCAACAGATCTACCTCGAATCACCGTCGAAACACAAACCCTGAATCAGTACAACATTCGTAGGAACGTGAATACTCATGTTTCCTACGAACCGTTGACTATGACTTTCTATGATACACAGGATAATGCTTTCCAGCAATATCTGATGGCGTACATGGCTTTCAAATCAAAAAACTGGGATAATGCTCCTAATGTGCGAGCACCATTTCAGCTTGGTTCTGGATATGTACCAGAGTTCGGTATGCGTTCTCCTAAAACTGGTTTTGGCCAAGGCGGTATCATTGACGGTATTAACTTTGGTGACTTCAGCCCTACATCAACACTTAATGACAATTTTGCCAGCCATATTGTTATCACAAAAGAAATGATGGGACCAGGTACACCAGGCAGATCAGCCGTGGCCCCTACAACCACACAGATGCCAAACGTAGATGTGATGGGAAATGTAACAGGATACATTGATACTATAACGTCACCAGGTGTTGCCGCTACACCTGACGGCCAGCCAGAAGATAAATCGCAACAGATTACTTTATACAATCCCAAGATAGTTGATATTAGCCAAGACCAACTGGACTATGCAAACGGTGGATCTGCATTGACATGGACAATCACATGGCGATATGAAAGCTATGCATATGGACCGCCTGCAACCACTGGAGTTACGGCAGTAGGTGGTGCAACAGGTACTGTATCACGAGGTGTACAAGAAGTTGGTCGTAGTGTTGGTAGGTTCTTTGAGAACGTTATTAGAAGGTTTCCTGGATAATGTCTGAATTAAACAACATAGTAACTGCATCAGTTACCCAAGAAGAATTTGGTATTTTCAAAACTACTATTGTTGAGTACAATGGAAACTTTGAGAATGCATCTGCATCTAACAAAGCTGGCATGACTAGCATTAACCTTGGACAGTTTGATAGGTTACGCAGCCAGCTAGCATCACAAGGTATTGATAAATTTGGATGTGCGTTGATTGCAAAAGAAATGCTGAAGCTTGTTAATGCTGGAACATTTACTTTCAATGAAATATCTAACATAGCAAGTACCTATGCAGTAGCGCAAGGTGGATTCAAATTTACTCAATTATATCTTGATTCGTTGAATGCAGAACGTGCCACTTCAAGCAAACTGGATTTAATTGGCGATGAACCAATTCCGCCACACATAGATAGAGCGATTATATATTGATATGGCAAGAAACTATGTACAAGGTTTTTACATACCGCAAAATCCAACAAAATATATAGGTTCAAACAGACCCAAATATCGCAGTGGCTGGGAACTTACTTTTATGAGATTTTGTGATAATCATCCTAGCATTGTTGGATGGGCAAGCGAAAGCATTCGTATACCTTACAAGAATCCTTTTACAGGTAAGCCAACAACTTACTATCCAGATTTCTTGATCACATATCAAGACAAAGATGGCAATAAGAAAGCTGAAGTCATTGAGATAAAACCCAAAGGCCAAGCACTCTTAGAAAAAGCTCGAAGCCAAAGCGAAAAAGCCGCAGTAGTATTAAACATGGCAAAGTGGGAAGCCGCACGTGCATGGTGCAAACAAATGGGCATGCAATTCCGTGTGGTGACTGAAACAGAGCTATATAATAACATGGGCGGTAAACGATGAACAAAAAACTTGAAAACTTATTCAATCTTCCAGAAGTAGAAAGCGAACCACTCACTGCTGAAGAAACTCAAATTGAAATAATGGAACTTCGTTCCACATTAGACATGAGCAAGCGAATTGATGCGGCACTTGAAGAAGTAAAAGACATCAGCGAAACAGAGCGAGCACTAGATAATCTTGCAACCAAAGCAGAAGAAGCATTTGACCAGTTAATGGTGCTTGGTTCTAACATGGACGATCGTAACTCTGGGAAGATATTTGAAGTAGCATCAACTATGCTGAAAAATGCAGTAGATGCTAAAACTGCCAAACTTGAAAAGAAATTGCGCATTGTTGAGCTACAAATGCGCAAGGAAAAGATGGACAGAGATGCTAATAAAGCAGGGCCTAATGGGCCAGTTGTTGATGCTGTCATGGTAACTGACAGAAACAGTATTATCCAAGAAATGATGAGAAAGCTCAAGGATACAAACAGCTTGTCTGAAGATAAATAAATCAGAGGTGATAAAACCATGTCCAGTCTAAAACAATTCATTTACAACAGCCAGCCCGAGTACGAGTATAGGGTTAAAATGACTGCTGAGCCGGTGCCAGAAATCATGGGACGCTTTGAGTCACATCTTGTCAAGTACGATGTTAAGAGCGTGGCTAAGCCAGTAAAGCTAATGCTCCAATCGCACAATATTGATTTTCCAGATAGTCGCGGTGTAGAAATTTGGTACATTGATGTAACGCTAGGTCTTCCAGCTCAGCCACGTGCGCTTGCAATGGAACTTGCCGAAGCAATGGGTCTCAGTGAAAATCAAGTAAAGATTCGTGGTACAAACGAACCGATTGAACAAGAACAAGAAGCTGAAATCAAAGACGGCAAATCAGAATACAAAGTCAAGATGGGTACTAACTACAGCGACGACGAAGGTCCAAAAAAAGAACCATTGTTTGGCGATGAGTATAACAGCATGTTCATGAAAGAACTTGCTAAAGCTCAAAAAGATCGCGTATTCAAATACGAATACTCTGCTAAAGTACCAGCCGGCAAAAGAGAACCACTTGAGTCTACTAAATCTCTAAGTCCTATCAGCGGTGCTGAACAGGAGAAATACAGATGAGAGAACTCAAGACAATCACAGAAGCCAACGCATTAGTTGATGCCGCAGATAAGTTTGACGACATCTACCTTCGCATTGAAGCATTGGCTAATCATGCACATGACCTTATCAAGTACGCTGGTGAAGAACAAGCAGTTGGCGATTGGTGGCAAGGTATGCAAGATGCTATGCAAAAGATGCAAGCAGTAACAAATGAAATTCGCCAGCCTAACCTACCAGGTATGGAATCAGTTGAAGAACAACCACAAGATGCGCCACAGGTGCAAGAGGAGACTCAGATGTCAAACATCGACGATATGATCACTAGCTTATCAAAGCTAGCAGGCTTGCCAGTCGCAGAAGCTAAAAAGAAACCAGACGCTGACGGCGATGGTGTTCCGGATTGGGCAGACAAGAAGCCAGGTAAGGACGACGACGAAGAAGTTAAAGAAAGCGTTGAACTCGACGAGTGCGGTATGCCAATACAGATTGCATCAAGCGATGCTGAATACGGCAACCCAGCTGAAATGACACCACACATGGAACCAGATGCAGACAACATGCAAGGTGACATGTACAAGTTGGATGTCAAGACAGCTAACAAGACTATGACATTCATCACAGACAATCCAGAAGAAATCATGCAAGTGTTGAAAGCATCAGGTATTGATGTTAAGTCTTCAGAAGCAGTTGGCTATCAGCCACCAGCACAGGCCCCAGCTCCACAGGTAAATTCAACACCGGCAAGTCCTGCACCTGCCGAAGAAGAAAAAACTGAAGAAGCTGTTGGCGATACCACTCGTTCGTCAACTGGCGGTACTGTTACCCAGACACAAACAGGTCAAGTACATAAAGCAGGATCAGGAAACTACGGCGGTGCTAGCACTGGCGTTCCAGACGAAGAAGATGAAGATGAAGATACTGAAGACGATAAGAAGATAGCTGAAAACATTGCTATCCTTCGCAAGATGTCGGGCTTTGCACCTGTATCAGAAGGCAAGTTTGGTAACAGCGTAGCTGGTCCTAAAGGCGATCCACGAATCGTTGGTGATACCATTGACTTTGCAGTACAAGGAACAGGCAACGGTAAGAGTGGACGTGGTGACAAGGGCTTGAGCACAACTGGTGACAATCCATTGGGTCGCAACGATCGCGATGTAACAGAATCAATCCATCGTGAGTTTGCTGAATTCCTTAAAGAAGGCAAATAATATAATGGAACAAGGAAGCCCCTATGGGGGCTTTCTCTTGGCTACATACTAATATGGTAACAGAAGTAAATCTAACAAAACGTGCTCATCAAGTTGAATCATGGTCCCTTGCAGAAATACAAGAGTTGGCACGATGTGCCGCGGATCCAGTTTACTTCTTAGAGACTTACGCATACATCCAGCATCCTACTAAAGGTCGCGTCAAGTTTATATTGTTTGACTATCAACGAGACCTGTTGAAGTGCTATCATGAAAACAAATACAGCATCAACATGCTGGGTCGTCAGATGGGTAAAACCACTGTGGCGGCCTGCTACTTGTTATGGTATGCAATGTTCGTGCAAGACTCGACTATCCTTATCGCGGCACACAAGCATACAGGTGCGCAGGAAATCATGGGTCGTATCAGGTTCATATACGAGAACCTTCCAGACCATATCCGCGCAGGTGTCACTAGCTACAACAAAGGATCATTGGACTTCGAAAACGGCTCACGCATTGTTTCAGCAACAACTACTGAAACAACAGGACGCGGTATGTCACTTACAATCGTGTACCTAGACGAGTTTGCATTCGTTCCGCCTCGTATTGCTAAAGAGTTTTGGACAGCTATCAGTCCTACATTATCAACAGGTGGTAAGTGTATTATCACAAGCACACCAAACCAGGATGATGATCAGTTTGCTCGTATCTGGAAAACAGCTATTCGTACACTTGATGAGTTTGGCAATGACACAGGTGGTGTTGGACCCAATGGTTTCCGTGCGCTGAAGTTTGCATGGAATCATCATCCAGATCGCGACGAAGCATGGGCCGACGAAGAACGTAGCAAGATTGGCAACGAACGATTCTTACGTGAACATGAATGCGACTTTGTTACAGCAGACGAAACACTTATCAGTCCTATCAAGTTACAGGTATTAGAAAGCCACGAGCCTATAATGAAGCTAGGACAGGTTCGCTTCTTTGATAAGATTACACCACGCATGACCTATGTGCTTGGCTGGGATCCTAGCCTAGGAACAGGCGGCGACAATGCCGCTATACAAGTATTTGAATTGCCAGCAATGAAGCAGATAGTCGAGTGGCAACATAACAAGACAGACATCTCAGGACAGTTGCGCAATGTGGTTGAAATATTGACCTATATCAAACAGCAAACAAATGACACCGCTGAGATATATTGGAGTGTGGAAAATAACACCCTAGGCGAAGCCGCGCTGTTGGCAATACGCGAGTACGGAGAAGAACGTATTCCGGGCATGATGATTACTGAAGCAGGCAACAAGCGCAGAGGATTTACTACGGGCAACAAAAACAAAGTAGCTGCCTGTATGAAACTAAAGTTCTACATTGAAAACAATCGCATGCAACTGATGAGTCCTAACTTGGTGCGCGAGATAAAAACATTCGTGGCACGTGGCGCAGGATTTGCGGCCAAGGATGGCGAAACAGACGATCTAGTGATGGCAACGATTCTTGTTGTGCGCATAGTACAGCACATGCTGAGTTGGGATCAGAAATTGTACAATCAGTTGACAGATCGTACAGAGATTTCATCTGATACCATTATGCCCATGCCCATAGCATTCTAAGGATAAATAACTCATGAGCATTAGTATAGAGAACGTATCTAGGGCAATATTGCAAATCATGAAAGGCAATGGACTTGGCGTCCAGACTTTCTTGGCAACCCTGCGCCCAACATTAAACATCCAAGACGCACGTTGGTTTTATGCCAAAGACCTTGGCATAATGGTACACTTAACTGATGACAAAACTAAACCAGAGCTCAAGATCATGTTGAGCCAAGGCCTAGACACAGCTAAGATCAAGGACATGTATATGTCTTTGCGTGAAATGGCCAAGAACTATAACCTATTGCCAACCGTACGTATCTTTGGCAAGCATCTTGAACCAAAAGATTTTGAATCATTTGTTGCCAGCTCTACTGTATCTGAATCAGCATTTGGTTCTACAAAGACCAGCTATCATGTGCAACCACAGGCCAAAGTAGTGCTACGTCACAGCAAGCCTGTTGCAGAAGAAAAGCCAGGATCACGCAGTCGTAACATCAAGCAGATTTACATCGATAACAATCAAGGCGAGCGTTTCAAGTTTGACGTTCCTTATCTTACTGCCGCACGTGCAATGGCACGACATGTAAGTGACGGCGGAGCACCATATGATGAAAAAGGTCGCGTGATATATGACATGGCAGTTGAGCGACAGGACCTGCGTAAACTTGTGTCCTATGCTCGTAAAAATGAACTCATGGACGGACTTGATGAAGAACTAGGATTAGCACTTGGTCGTGTTGATGAAATTGATCGTGCCCTAAAGCGTTTCCATCGTGTAGGCGGAGAGATTGCCAATACCATTCCCAAAGTAGAACCAACAGAAAGTAGCAGGATCAAATTTACAGTACAACAGTTTGACGAAGCATTGCTACCTGGACTACGTGCTGTGGAGCAACAGCGTTTGCGTGTTGCTGAAACACTACGAGCTAAATTCAATCTTGGTGAGTTTGAAAAGAAGGTAGCCAAATACGATGGCTCCGAAAAGAAGCTGGCATTTGACCCACTGAGTGAAATGGACGATACAACCGAGTTCTTACTCAAAGCAGGACTCAAAGAATCATATGACTTGGTCATGGTGAGATCGCATCATCTGGCCGAAACACACATGCAGAGGATGGAACAGGCTGTTAAATTGGCGAAGACCAAGCTAGCGGTACCTGATGATAAATTTAAGATGAGCCTACATGAAGAAGCGATGCAATCAATTCTTGGTAGACTCAACAATCTGGGTGTTTAAGTTACCTTTCGGTAAATACACTCGTTGACATACAGAGACATACAGCATATACTACACGTGTGCTTTCGCTAGAAGCGACTGCACTCTAGGCAACATTTAGGCAGCTTAGGCACAACTTAGGAGAAACAAACCATGGCCTCATTAGCAGAAATCCGTGCTCGTCTACAAGAGCAAGAACAAAAGTCCGGCGGCAAGTCCGGAGGTGGCGACTCAGCCATTTATCCTTTCTGGAACATCCCAGAAGGCACTACAGCAACAATCCGATTCCTTCCCGATGGTGATGCAAGCAACACATTCTTCTGGCTCGAACGTCAGATGATCCGTTTGCCATTCCCAGGCGTTAAAGGTGGTGACGAAGGCCGAGCAATTGGCGTTCAGGTCCCTTGCGTTGAAATGTGGGGAGATGCGTGTCCAATTCTAGCAGAGGTTCGTCCTTGGTTCAAGGACAAGGGCCTTGAGGATCTTGGTCGCAAGTATTGGAAGAAGCGTTCGTACATTTTCCAAGGCTTCGTTGTAAGCAATCCGCTTAACGAAGACAGCGAACCAGAGAATCCTATCCGTAGGTTCATTATCAATCCATCAATCTTTAATATCATTAAGGGTGCATTGATGGATCCAGAGATGGAAAATATCCCAACCGACTACATGAACGGTACGGACTTCCGTCTTATCAAGACCACTAAGGGTCAGTACGCTGACTACTCTACGTCCAACTGGGCACGTAAGGAACGTGGTCTCAACGAGCAAGAGCTTGAAGCAGTCCAGAAGCATGGTTTGTTCAACTTGAACGACTTTATGCCAAAGCGTCCTAGCAAGGATGAATTGGTGCTTATCAAGGAAATGTTTGAAGCAAGTGTCAACGGTGAACTGTTTGACCAGGACCGTTGGGGCTCATTCTATCGCTCAGGCGGCGGCGGCAACAGCCCGGCACGTGCGGCGGCAACACCTGATATTGATGCAGATGATGAGCCAGTAGCAGTTACTCCAGTTGCTCGTCCAGCACCAACTCCTGCTCCAGTAGCGGCTGCTCCAGCAGAAGCTCCCAAGGAAGAAGGCAAGAAGACCAATGTTGACGACATCCTCAAGATGATCCGTGAACGTAAGACTCAGGCCTAAAGCACTATCCAGTAGGGGAGGCGAACTCCCCTACTTCTTCTTTGACAGGTAAAAATAATGACAAAACCATTTGACGTTTCAAAATTCAGGAAGAGCCTCACGAAGGCTGTACCTGGTATGGCTGTGGGTTTCCACGATCCTAAGGATTGGGTCTCCACTGGCAATTACACACTAAACTATCTTATCAGCGGCGATTTCACACGTGGCATTCCGCTGGGCAAGGTAACAATGTTTGCAGGCGAGTCTGGCTCAGGTAAGAGCTATATTTGTTCTGGTAACATCGTAAAAGCGGCACAGGCACAGGGTATCCTTCCGATCATCCTTGATACTGAAAACGCACTGGATGAGGATTGGCTCAAGGCACTGGGTGTTGATACAGCACCAGACAAGCTGATGCGATTTGGTGTTAGCATGGTAGATGATGTTGCCAGTATCATTCACAGCTTCATGAAGGAATACAAAACCGAAGCAGAAGGCCAGCAGTATGATGACCAACAGAAGGTGTTGTTTGTTATTGACTCATTGGGTATGTTGCTGACACCAACCGATGTCAATCAGTTCCAAGCAGGTGACATGAAAGGCGACATGGGTCGTAAGCCTAAGTCACTGGCGGCATTGATCCGTAACTCAGTTAACCTTATTGCGGCACATCCAGTTGGTATCATCGCAACTAACCATACCTATGCCAGCCAGGACATGTTTGATCCCGACGACAAAATCTCTGGTGGTCAAGGTTTCGTGTACGCCAGTTCCATTGTTGTTGCTATGAAAAAGCTCAAGCTAAAGGAAGACGAAGACGGCAACAAGATTTCAGACGTGGTTGGTATCCGTGCCGCATGCAAGGTCATGAAGACACGCTATGCCAAACCGTTTGAAAGTGTCCAGGTCAAGATTCCTTACACATCAGGCATGAATCCATACTCAGGTTTGGTTGATATGTTTGAAAGCAAAAACATGCTCAAGAAGGAAGGCAACAGCCTGGTGTATACTACACAGCATGGTGAGATCATCAAGCAGTTCCGCAAGGCTTGGGAACGCAATGACAATGGATCGCTTGACAAGCTGATGGCTGAT